AGAACCCAGACACGGCTCGCTATATGTGCGAGGAATGCGGTTCACTATGGTCTGATTCAGATCGGATGTGGGCGGTCAGGAACGGCCAGTGGTACTCGAACAAGCCGTTCAATGGTGTGGCTGGGTTCTACATCAACGGGCTTTACTCTCCGTGGACGCCGCTATCAGAAGGCGTGAGGGAGTTCCTGTCGGTCAAGAAGAACCCAGAGCAGTTGCGGGTGTGGATGAATACGTATTTGGGCCAATTATGGGAGGATTTGGGTGAGCGTCTAGAGGACTACGAGCTGGCCGAGCGCAGAGAGCCGATGCCGCTTGTACCTGATGACGCCGTTTTGCTGACGGCAGGTGTCGACGTGCAGGATAACCGATTGGAGTTGTCGATCATTGGGTGGTCAGGCAAAGGCGACGACGAGTCATACGTTATTAAACATATCACCTTGTATGGCGATCCTAGTACGCCTCAATTGTGGTCAGATTTGGACTCTGTTTTGTTCGCTGAATACGAAACTGAATCGGGGCGTAAGATGACCATTAGGGGGTCATGTATTGACACTGGAGGCCACTTCACAAACTCGGTTTATTCTTACTGCAAGAGAAACGCTGGGCGTAGAGTGTTCGCTATCAAGGGCGCTGGCGGTGAAGGCAAGCCGATCGCAGGGCGTCCGAGTCGAAACAATATCGCAAAATGTCCGCTGTTTAGTATCGGAGTTGATACAGTTAAGGACATGGTATTTGCTAGATTGCGGATCAAAGAAGAGGGCGCAGGGTACGTCCATTTCAGCGACGAAATGACCGATGAATACTTCCGTCAGCTAACAGCCGAGAAAGTCGTCACGAAGTACCACAGGGGCTTCAAGAAGCGCGTATACGAGAAGATTCGACCAAGAAACGAGGCTCTTGATTGCATGGTGTACGCGATCGCGGCATATGCTATACTAGCGGTCAATGTCAAGACGTTGGCGCGACGCATTGAGGAAAAACAAGTAGTGCAAGAAAAGCCGAAGCCAACATCGACTCCGAATAATCGACCATTCATGCCGAGGCGCACGGGTGGTTTTGTAAACTCATGGCGTTGATCTATGGCGAATCTATTTGATCCCGCGAATGCTCCAGAAGGCGAACCCAAAGAGGTCGTCGTCGGTGACTTCATTCAGTGGAAGCGTTCAGACTTAATTGATTACCCAACATCTAGCGGATACACAGCGGAATATGTCGCAAGGATCACTGGCGGCGGCTCCACTGAGATAAAACTGCCGCAGTCTGCTAGTTCGACTGATGATTACTATCTGTTTACGGTAGATTCAGATACCAGCTCATCATTTATGACTGGCCTTTATCACTGGCAGTTAGAGATTACGCAGACAAGTTCAGGCAACCGTATCGTTGTTGACACTGGCGACTTCAAAGCCATCCCAGACATGGACAACAATCAGGCCGATCCTCGCATACATGCCGAGATCATGGTGGCTAAGATTGAGACCATTCTGGAAGGCAAGGCCGACGCTGATGTGTCGAGCTACTCAATCGCTGGTCGATCGCTTACTAAAATGTCTTTCAATGAGCTGGTAGAGGCGAGAGATTACTACCGCCGCGAGATAACCAAGCACAATAACGATGAGCTGATTAAAAAGGGCAAGAAGAACGGCTCGACAATCAAGGTGAGGTTCTAAAATGGCGATTTTTGACTTTTTTAAACCAAAGCCAACGGTCGAGAAGAAAGTGTTTAAACGAGCCTATCACGCGGCCAGTACATCAAACTTGTTCGCCGATTATGTAGACTCAGAGCGTTCGCCAGACTCCGAATTATATCCAGTTATCAATAGGTTACGTGCAAGATCGCGTGATCTGGCCCGAAATAACGCCTATATGCGCCGCTATTTGCAGTTGTTACAGCACAACGTGGTGGGCAAAAAGGGCGTTTCTTACCAGTCTAAGGCGCTCGATTCGGTCGGTAATTTGGACATGATCGGCAATCAGGCCGTCGAAAATGCGTTTAAAATGTGGTCAAAACGCGGTCATTGCACCGTGGATGGCAAGATGTCATTCGTTGACGCGCAGAAACTGGTGATGGAAGGTTTGGCTAGGGATGGTGAGGTGTTCATCATCAAGCACAGAAGCGCGACTTTCCATGATTCGTTTGCTCTTGAGTTCATCGAGCCTGAGCAGGTGGACGATCAGTTGAATAAGCGTTTGGCGAACGGCAACGAAGTCAGAATGGGCGTCGAGCTGGACAAGTTCCGTCGGCCAGTAGCGTATCACCTGCTTACGTATCACAAGGGTGACTATGATTACACGACGCAAACTAAAAGCCCAAAGCATATCCGAGTCCCTGCTGAGAGGATCATTCATATCTTCATGTCTCGTCGTGCAGGACAAACCCGTGGAGAGCCTTGGGCTTCCTCGGCTATGGCGTCGATTAAGATGTTGGATGGATGGCGTGAGGCGTCAATCGTTGCGGCGCGTGTCGGTGCTTCTAAGATGGGCTTTTTCACGTCACCAAGTGGCGATGGTTTTGTTGCTGATGAGCTAGAGAACGGCGTGCCTATCTTGGACGCATCGGCAGGATCGTTTCATCAATTGCCGCAGGGCGTTGACTTCAAGACTTTTGACCCACAGTACCCAACGAGTGAGTTTGATTCGTTCCACAAGGCCGTTCTCAAGGGTATAGCTTCATCTCTTGGCGTGTCTTATACGTCTCTGGCGAACGATTTAGAGGCCACAAGCTACTCGAGCATCCGACAGGGCGCACTCGAAGAGCGTGACTTTTACCAGAATATTCAAGAGTTTATGATCGACCACTTCATTCGACCAGTGTTCGAGGCATGGCTTGAGTCTGCTATGGAGATGGATTCATTCGGTATTCCGCTCCGAGCCTATCAGAAGTTCGCAAATGCGGCAGAGTTTAGAGGCCGATCGTGGAACTGGGTTGATCCTCAGAAGGAAATGAATGCGGCGATCAACGGTCTACAGGCTGGCATATTGTCTCTGTCTGATGTGGCGGCAAACTATGGCAAAGACTCCGAAGAGTTGCTGTCGCAGATTGCGCGTGATCGTGCTCTCATGGAGCAGTTCGGGATTACGTATGGTTTAGAGCCATACGGTGTACAGAAAATGCCAGAGGTAGCCGATAGTGGCGACGTATAAAGGCGAAGAGATAAACACAAAACCAACGGAGGCGATGGCGGCCAATGCTAAACGCGGTTTGGAATGGCGTGAAGAATACGGTAGGGGCGGCACTGAAGTTGGTGTGGCGCGTGCTAGAGACCTGTCTAACCGCCGTGAGCTTTCTATTGATACTGTCAGGCGTATTTATTCTTACTTTGCTCGACATGAAGTCGACAAGAACGCAGAGGGATTCAATCAGGGCGAAGATGGCTTCCCTAGCGCTGGGAGAATCGCATGGGAACTCTGGGGAGGAGACGCTGGACAGTCATGGGCCAACAGGATCGTCGAACGTCTCAATTCACTAGATGAGCGCTCTGTGGTAGAATCCGACTCAGAACTTGAGGAAAAAGCTATGGAAGATCAACAAGTTGACTTAGAAGAAGTGATTGAGCGAGAAGAATCGCTCGATGAGCAGATGATCGAAGCGCATGATGAGTCTATCGAGGACGAGTCTGAAGCGAACCGCAAAGGCGTTCAGGTTGAGCATCGCGCAATGGCAATGGACGATCAGGCGGTCAATGAAGAGACCCGTACAGTCCGTATGTCGATCAGCTCTGAATACCCAGTACAGCGATCGTTCGGGATGGAGGTGCTAGAGCACTCACCTGAAGCGATTGATTTAGAATTTCTTAATTCAGGTCGTGCGCCATTCTTGCTCGACCACAGACCCGAATCTCAGATCGGGGTAATAGAATCAGTGGAACTCGACAGCTCGGCACGGCGACTCCGTGCGACTGTACGCTTCGGAAGGGGCGCACTTGCTCAAGAGGCTTTCACCGATGTAGTTGATGGCATAAAAGGTAACATTAGTATCGGATATGCGATCAACAAACTCGAACGCAAGGACAAGGACACTTATGTGGCTAGGTCTTGGCGTCCGATGGAGGCATCGCTTGTATCAATTCCCGCAGATCAATCGACCTTGGTCGGCGTGGGGCGGTCTTGCGAGGTTTCAAACGAACCCGTGATTAAAACTGACTTCAAAGAGGAATCTATCATGTCAGAATCTATTGATATCGCGGCAGTCGAGGCAGAAGCCCGCAAAGCCGCACAACGTAACGCCGCTCAGATCGTTGAGTTAGGCGCTCGTCACAGCAAGTCTGATCTTGCTCAGAAAGCAATCGCTGAAGGCAAAAGCATCGAAGAGTTCCGCGGTGAACTTTTAGAAGTTATCGGCTCACAGCGTGCTTTGGAAGAGAAGGAAATCGGTCTGTCTCAGAAAGAAGTTAAAAAGTTCTCTCTGATGCGAGCCATTCACGCTCTTGCAAACCCAACTGATCGTCGTGCTCAAGAAGCCGCCGCGTTTGAATTTGAGTGTTCACGCGCCGCCGCTCAAGCATATGGTCGCACCGCACAGGGCATCTTGTTGCCTTCTGAAGTAATGCGTAACTGGAAGCGTGATCTGAACAGCTCTGATGATTCTGCATTGTTCACTGATGACTTCCGTGGCGGTGATTTCATCGACGCACTTCGAAATGCTTCGTCTGTAATGCAAGCTGGCGCTCGTATGTTGAACGGTCTTTCTGGCGATGTAAAAATCCCCAAGAAAACTGCGGCGGCATCAGCGGCTTGGATTGCTACTGAAGGTGGCGCGGCTTCTGAATCAGAAATGACTGTCGGTTCAGTCTCAATGACCCCAAAAACTTTGGGTGCATTTACAGATTGTTCACGCCAATTATTGATCCAAAGCTCACTTGACGTAGAAGCGTTGATCCGTGATGATCTTGCTCAGGCAATCGCTCTTGCAATCGACCTTGGCGCGTTGGCAGGTTCTGGCGCTTCTGGCCAGCCTACAGGCATCAAGAACACTTCTGGTATCAACACTGTTGACTTCGGAACTGCTCCTGACCTGATCCCAACTTTCGCTCAAGTAGTTGAGATGGAAACCAAAGTCCGTGAAGACAACGCTCTTGGCAATGGCGGTGCTTACATCGCTAACGCTACTATGTACGGTGCTCTGAAGTCGGTTGAGAAAGCGGCTAACACTGCACAGTTTGTAGTTGAGCAGGGTGGCACGATGAACGGATACCGCACTATCGTATCTAATCAGGTTGCTTCTGGTGATCTTTACTTCGGTGATTTTAGCAATAACTTGCTTATCGGAATGTTTGGTGGTCTGGATATCGTTGTAGAT